TGATAATGATTATTATGTTGTAGAAATGAAATGGTATCAAGACCCAAGATATACTACAAATCATATTTCTAAAGAAAGAGACCTTATTTGGATTCATGAAGATGATGAAGATGATATAATTAAAGAAACCAGATATATCAATTTTGGTGATTCTTTAGAATCGATTGAATCAGTATATGGACATTATGAAAACATGGTAGCTAAAGGGTATAAACCTAACTCAAGTTGGTATAACAGTATGTGCCGTAATTTAAATCATAATAAACGAATGATTGCCCAAGAATTAGATGTATCATTTATTGGTTCTGGTGGTAATGTTATTGACAAAAAAGATATTAAAAGGCAAGAGAACATGTTTGTTAAAGACCCGTTATGGATTGACTATGATGAATATGGAAATGAAATATGGATATGGGAAAAACCAATAGCTGGTCATCAATATATAATATCTGCTGATGTTTCTAGAGGTGATGGGGAAGATTATTCAACATTTATTATTTTAGATTTTACTACAATGACACAAGTAGCTGAATTTAGAGCTAAATTACAATCTGATTTATTAGGTTATGTGGTTGATAAATGGGCCAAATTATATACTGCATTGGTAGTAGTTGATATTACTGGTGGTATTGGTGTTGGAACTATTAATAAATTAATGGAATTGGAAACACCTAATTTATACTATGGTGAAACTACAACCAAACCTCTTGATAGGAAATCTGCGAAAATAAAATTCTTTAGTGATGAAGGTAAATATCCAGGTTTTAACTGTTCAGCTGGTCTTAGAACTCCAGTTGTTGCTCGTTTAGAGATGATGATTAGAACTACGGGTATTAAAATACGTTCACGTAGAATGATATCAGAAATGAATACGTTTGTGTTCAGAAATGGTAGGGCCGACCATATGGATGGTTTTCATGATGATTTACTTATGGCATTAGCTTATGCATTATGGGTAGCTGAAACATCATTTAAAAAATTAGCTATAGCTAAAGAAAAAACCAAAGCCATGTTAAGTGGTTGGTTAATGAATAACGCTGGTGATAGAACTCCTAATGATGGATATGGAAATGAAGGATTTGTAGCCAGAAAAGATAGGTATAAAAAGGTAACTTCTAAAAAACCTAAATTTACGCCACAAATGGCAAAAAACATGCAAGACCCAACAGGTAAATACATGTGGTTATTTAGTGGAACTAGATAATTAATGAATTACTATTGATTAAATTAAAATTTTTAGTATTTTAAATAAAAGATTATATAATATGGGGCTAATTATGGATTATGTATATACTGTTGATTTTCCGATAGAATATACAATTAGAGAAATTGCACCGAATGCTGGTGGTATTATTTATTGGGTATTATCTAAAGTCGGTAATAATGATTGGAAATATGAACATGATGAACCAATATTAAAATATAAAGATGCGATGAAATTTCTTAAGAAATTAGAAATCAAACGATTTAAAAAACAATTAAATACTGAAACGGATAGATATAATTTCAAAAAGTATTTTAAAAACAAATATAAAGTATAATGGCAAAGACACAATTAACGATATTTCAAAAACTTGGTAACGTATTTGGTAAAGATGGGTTAAACCCATATAGTAAAAAAACTAACAAATATTCATTGGGTAGTGGTGAATTACTAAAAACCCAATCTAAACCAGAGTTTGATGCGGCCAAATTACAAGCACAACAAAATAAATATTTATCCAACTTATGGAATAAGGTTGATGGTGAACTATATCAACAGGCTATTCATTACGAAACAACCAGAATCGGTTCTTATTCCGATTTTGAAACAATGGAATTCTATCCTGAAATATCTGCATCGTTGGATATATTCATGGAAGAATCATGTACACCTAACGATAAAGGTGATATTTTAAATGTTTACTCAAGTAGTAAAAGGGTAAAAAGGATATTAGAAGATTTATTTATCAATAGATTAGATATTCACACATCATTACCTATGTGGACCAGAAATTTATGTAAATATGGTGATGATTTTGTTCATTTAAATATTGACCAAAAAGCTGGTATTATTGGTGGTAGACAATTACCTAACTTTGAAATTGAACGTAGAGAGAATGATATTCAAGGAATTATATCTCAATCTCAATTAGAAGGTGTAAATGCTGATGAAAAGAGTAATAAAACTAGATTCTTTTGGAAAGGTAGAGATATTACATTTAAATCGTGGCAAATTGCTCACTTTAGATTATTAGGGGATGATAGAAAATTACCTTATGGTACCTCATTTTTAGAAAAAGCTAGACGTATTTGGAAGCAATTAATTTTAGCTGAAGATGCAATGCTTGTATATCGTGTAACTAGAGCACCAGAAAGACGTGTATATAAAATATTTGTTGGTAATATCGATAATGAAGATGTAGGTGCATATGTTGATGAAATAGCCAATAGATTTAAAAGGGCACCACTTATTGACCCACAAACAGGTCAAATGGATTTAAGGTATAACCAATTAGGTATTGACCAAGATATTTTTGTCCCAACTAGAACTGAAGATGCGGCTACACCTATCGATACATTACCAGGTGCACAAAACTTGGACCAAATTGCTGATATTGAATATTTGCAAAGGAAGTTATTTACAGCTTTAAGGGTACCTAAATCATTCTTAAATTTTGAAGAACCCCAAGGTGAAGGTAAGAATCTTGCGTTACAAGATATTCGTTTCTCAAGAACTATTAATAGAATTCAACAAGCAATGCTTCATGAACTTAATAAGATAGCTATTATTCATTTATACTTATTAGGATTCCATGATGACATTGATAATTTTACTCTTACTCTTAATAACCCATCTACACAAGCTGAAATGCTTAAGATTGAGCATACTGCGGCTAAAGTTACATTATATAAAGATGCTGTAAGTGATGCTGGTAATGGATTTGGTGCTATGTCAATGACTAGGGCCAAAAGAGAAATATTGGGCTGGAGTGATGATGAAATCAAACAAGATTTACTTGAACAAAGAATCGAGAAAGCAGCTTCAGCTGAATTAGAAAATACAGCAAATGTTATTAAGAACACTGGAGTATTTGATAGAGTTGATAGGGTTTATGGTGATATGGATATGGCTAAAAAGGGTGGTCAAATTGAAGGTGAAGAAGGTGCTGGTGGTGGTGAATCTGCTGGTGGCGGTGGCGGTGGTGCTGGTGGCTTCGGTGGCGGCTTTGATGCTGGTGAATTAGATTTGGGTGATGAAGAAATCGATACTGAAGATGTGGGAGCTACTGAAGATGTGGGAGCTACTGAAGGAGCTGGTGGTGATACATTTGGTGAAGATATCACTGATGAAGGAGCTACTAAAAACTCTAGATTAATAAGTGAAGAATTAAAGAAAAAACCTAGTTCAATTTCAACCGATAAATACTTTGATTTATTGAATGAAAATCAAAGTGATGAAGATAAAATAAACGACAACATCACTAAAATATACGACAAATCGGTTAAATACAATTCTGATTTAAATTCTATGATTAATGAAATAGACTCTAAATTGGGTGAATAATAGTATTTAATGGATTTATAATATATTTATTATAAAAAGTAGTGATGCAAAACTTCGGAAAAATAAACGAAACCTTTAAGAATATATTGGTTGATAGTATCGTCACAAAGGACGACAAAGGGAAAAGAATATTTAAGTCTTATGTTAAAGCACTTAAAGAAAATTCTGTATTAAGAACTCAATATAATATCTACAGCAAATTAGAAACGAAAGTTAATGAAGCTTCTCAATCAGAACGTAATGTTATGTTTGTTGATGAATGTATTTCCGTGCTACAAAATTTAGGAAAAGATAGAATTAATGAGATTAACCAAAAATTGGTTAAATATTTAAAGAAAAAGGGTTTTGATGTGTACACTGATGACTATGAACACAAAACACTTCATGAACACATTAACAATGTTGCATTTTTAGAAAGAAATGCTAAAAACGTAAGAACTGTAATTGACTCTAAATTATTCTTAAAAGAACATTCAGCCCCAATTAAAACTATTGCCAATCCAGTGGAACCTTACACAAACAAAATGTTGATTCCTATGGTAAAAAAGAAATTCAGTGACAAATACTCTAACTTAACTGAATTACAAAATAAAGTTATTAAATTAACTATTAATGGTGCCGATGATGAAAAAAGGGAATTACATGCTAACACAATAAGAGAATGTGTTGATTTGGTTGATTCTCAATTAAAGGAATGCACAATAGAACAAAAAAATACTTTATTACAAGTTAAAGATAAACTATTAAGATATAAATTCGAAAGTGATAATTTCGCAACCGATATGAGTGAAATGGATTATTTAAAAACGACATTAAATTAAAATTATGCTTTTATTTATACAAGTCTCACCAGACTTAGTTAATTGGTTGGTACAACAGGCACCCATAGTAGTTATTATGGGTGTTATTATATATTGGCTGGCTAAAAAATTAAATAAGTGCGAAAGCGATAAAGATGAATTAGCTAAAGATGTTATCAAGTTAACTACCCTTTGGGAAGAAAAGAGTGATAAAATTGAAGCTAAAAACGAAAAAAGTGAAGAAAAATATGCGAAGGTTACTGAGCAAATTCTAGAACTACTTCGGAATATAAAAGAAATCGTTAGTCAAAAATGAAAAATATATTTAATTTTTTACGGAAGAAAAACGAAAATTACGACAAAGCTAAAAGCGGATTGTCAAACATCAAAAGAACTTTTGATGGATTCGTTATCTCTTTTCCTGATGTTACACCTAACGAAATAATGTTCGTTAAAGAAAAATGGGAAACGTTACCAAAAAGTATTTCAAAGGGTGTTAAAATCATGGCCCTTAACGTTATTGACAATTACAAATCTCTCTTAATCTTATATAATCCAAATTCATATATTATGCCACATAAACATGAGAATGAATATGAACACGGTTTAGTTGTTAAAGGAGAATTAATTGACAAGTTCACTGGCAAAAAATATTGTATTGGTGAAAGATATATGTTTAAACCAAATGAAACACATTACCTATCCTCTACAAATGAAGGGTGTTTGGTTTATTCCACATTGGGTTATGGAGATAATCATGATTTATTATCTATCTCAAGTGATGTAAAAAGAGTGATGTCAGAGATAGATTTGACGTAATTATCAGTTTTTCAAATATTTAAAAAATTAAACACCTGGTTTTAAGGTAGTTTACTGGCTTGACTTTTTTGAATTTTTTAGTATATTTGACCTATGAGATATAATAGAGGAACAGAATTTAATTTAGCACAATATAAAAATATAAACGTTGTCGTTGGGACCATTGATAAGTTCAACCCAAGGACTATATATATTCGTATAAGCGGTTGGGGGAATCCAATTAATTATGACGGTACATTAGATTATAGGTCAGTTATTAGAAAACTTGATAAAGAAATAAGAGTAATTTTATATAATGATTTAGGTAATAATTTTAATAAATCTATGTCTATGGTAGATTTTGATATGAGAGAATCTGGTATCTCTAAAAATAAATCTAGTTTTATGAGTTGTGAAATAACGCTATTTCAAATAAACAATTATTTAATAGATTCTAAAGAAATATCCAAAGAAATGAATGAAGTTATAAAAAACGTATTAAATGATGTATTTATCAATAACAAATATTTTAAATTCTTTAAAAAGAAAAAGTCTGCAAAAGAAATATTATTAAAACCTAATCCACAAGATTAGGTTTTTTTATGTTTATTAACATATTTATTGAGAAAGAGTAAGTATGTTTAACGATTATAAAATTCTTAAAAGGGGAGAAAAGGGATATGGTCTCATGATTGAAAGTGATGCTGGTGTTATTAACCCTTCTGATATCAGAAATAAACCCTTCCTTTATGAAATGGATAAAATAGGTAGTGGTAGAGCTATTATGGTGGAACCACTTATTTTATTTGTTGTACTACAAAAATATGGAGTAGAAAATCGTAATGGTAGGATTTACCCAGAACATATCTTAAAAAGAGAAGCTACAAACTATCAACAACTTATCGATAGTAGAGGTGCAATAGGCGAAAGCGACCATCCAGAATCATCAGTTATTTCAAATAGTAGAGTATCACACGAAATTAAAAAAATTTGGTGGGAAGGGCATACACTTGTTGGTGAATTAGAAATAATTATGTCACCTGGTTTTATCAATCAAGGTATTATATCTTGTGAAGGTGACCAAATTGCTAATATGTTAAGAAAGGGAATTCGTGTTGGTGTTTCATCTAGGGGTGTAGGCTCATTAGAGGAAATTGCTGGTAAATTACTAGTTCAAGATGATTTTGAAATAATATGCTGGGATATCGTTACAAGCCCTAGCACACCAGGTTCTTATATGTTCAATAGTAAGGAAGAAGCTAGACCTTTTATGGAGTCAGAAATTAAAGGTAAGGACCTATTAATAGATAAATTAAATAAATTTTTGCTCTAATATAGAAAAAATATCACCTTATTTAGGTTTTTTTTACTTAAATCGGGTATTTTACTAAAATAACACATATTTATTTAGAAAGTATGCAGTTTTAATTGCGTGCAATTATAATTATAATAACAAAAAAATAAGAAAGACATGGCAGACGACAAAAAATCTGTAATACAAGAAGTACTAGCGGAATTCGACCTTATCGGGGAAACACTGAATTCAAATGCAAAAGAAATACTTCGTTCCATAGCGAAAGAAGAAATTAAGAGCACGCTAAACGAATCGTTAAACGAAGACGATTATGATATCGAAGATATCGAAGATGTTGACACTGATACAGATGTTGACGCATTACCAGTTGATGATGCCCCTGAAGCTACACCAGATTTTGGTGGAGAAGAAGGTGGTTCTGAAGAACTTGGATTAGATGACATAGGAATGGACTCTGGGGAAGAAGATTTAGAAATAGGTCTTGGAGCAGAAGAAGGTAGCGAAGACTACGGTATAGACATGACCGATGCATCAGACGAGGAAGTGATTACTGTTTACAAGAAATTGAGCGGTGATGACGAAATAGAAGTTGTATCATCAGAGGAAGTGATTATAAAAGACCCAGTATCGGGAGCAGAATACAACGTCAAAATAAATGGCGGTGGTAGTCTAATTGACCAAGGTGAAATTTCAACTGACGACTTAGGTGGTGAAGAAGAAATTGGAGCTGAACCAGAAGCAGATTTTGGCGGTGAAGAAGAAATCGGAGCAGAACCAGAAGTAGATTTTGGTGGTGAAGAAGAAATCGGAGCAGAACCAGAAGCAGAATTTGGTGGTGAAGAAGAGGAAGAGGAAGAAGAAGATATTGAGGATGATGATGAATTAGGAGAAGCAGTAGTTTATGAAATCGAGTTATCAGAAGATGAACCGATTGAAGAAGGGTTAGATAATAATCTTAAAATAAACAAGGATAGCAAAGTTGGCGCAACCGCTGATGGCAAACCAAGAACTGCAACTAGTGACAGAACAATGGGCAAAGAAGCCTCAGCACCTAACACAGGTGACATTGAAGGTCAAAAAGCACCT